GACAAAGTTCAGGCGGCTGGCTGAGTTTTAATTGTCCGTGCTGTATCGACCAAGGAGAATCTCGTGCTGACACGAGAATGAGAGGTGGATTAAAGAATGAGGGTGATTTAGTATCATATCATTGTTTTAATTGTGGTATTACAGCATCACATAGAAAAGGTCACGTTATAAACAAGAATTTTGTTAAGTTTATGAGATTATTGGGTGTTCCTGAGAGTGAGATAAAGAGATTACAGATTGAAAGTATAAGAGAAAAAGAATTATCAGAAGGTCCATGGGTGTTTACATCAAAGACCCAAACAACAAGAATTCCATCATTTGCTAGTATGGACTTACCAGAGAGTTCAGAATTACTAGAAGATGTAATAAATAAAGATAATCCATCTGAAGGTGCCATTATGGCGGCAAAATACCTCTTAGACAGAGGTTTATATGACTTTGTTGATACATATTGGAGTAGTTCATTTGGATTTAAGAATCGTATAATATTTCCATTTAAACAAGGCGATAGAATTGTCGGATATACAGGCAGAGATGTATCAGGCAAATCAGAGTCTAAATACATGACGAAACAACCAAGAAATTTTTTATACAATTCAGATAAGATTAGAGAAGATAAAAAGTTTTTAATTGTAGTAGAAGGAACGATTGATGCGGCAGTATTAGATTGTGTTGCGATAATGAGCAACGAAGCATCACAAAAACAAATTGATTATATTAATCAGTTTAAAGGGGAAGTAATTGTGTGTCCTGATAGAGATAATGCTGGCAAAAAGTTAATTCATCAGGCACAAGAAAATGGTTGGAGTGTTTCATTTCCAATCTGGGAAGAACATATTAAAGACGCGGCGGATTCAGTAAAAGAATATGGAAAATTATATACATTAAAATCTATTGTTGATGGTCGAATAAGTAATAAAACGAAAATAAGTGTGAAGACACGAATAATGTAACGTAATATAATGACTCAAGGGGCGGGTTTGCCAAACGACCGCACTAAAAAGCGTAGGAGAAGTAATGGAAAAAGATATAGATGTAAGATATAATGTAATACCAGAACCTAAAAAAATGCCAGATGCGCCACCACCGCCACCGATGCCAATGCCTCCGGTGCCACCAAAGCCACCAGGAGAGTTTCTAAGGGATAATGGTGTGTTGCATATGGATAAAGAATTTAATCAGGAAAATTGTATGCCGTTAGTCAAGATGGTAATGGAGTATAATTTAATGCCAGAAAAAGAGGCTCCAAAGATTATTCATTTATACATCAACAGTCCTGGCGGATATGTTGATAGTTGTATGCACTTAATTGATGTAGTAAAGCAGTCACGAATTCCAGTATATACATACGGAATGGGTTCAATTGCATCGTGTGGTGTTATGCTTATGATGGCTGGTGTCAAAGGACATCGTTATCTAACTCAAAATACAGCAGTCATGTCACATGAGTTTAGTGGTGTAACAAAAGGTAAGTATCATGATATGCTAGATGCACAACCTCATATGGAATGGACTAACAAGAAACTACTTGAACATTATATGAAATGTACAGGAAAGAAAGAACCATATATTAGAAAGCACCTATTGGCGCCTAAAACAGACCATTGGTTGACGCCAGAAGAAGCAATTAAACATGGAATTGCAGATAAACTAGTCGAAACATATTGACAAAGTACTTAAAATTTTGTATAATATTATAAACACTTAGAGGATATAAATGTCAGAAGTCAAAAACTATTCAGCAGACTTGCAGAAATTGTTCGTTCAATTTATGCTAACTGACCCTCAGTTATTCACACGAATAATGGGAATTGTTGATGAACGACATTTTGATAGACCAACCCGTGATATTGTAAAATTTCTTATTGGATATAGTGCAGAATATTCTACTATGCCGACAGTTGAGCAGATAAAAGCAGAAACAGGACAAGAAATAGAACTACTTGAAGATATAGAAAAACATAGTGAATGGTTTATTGACGAGTTCGAAACATTCTGTAGGCACAAAGCAATTGAACGAGCAATCGTTAATAGTGCTGATTTACTTGAAGAAGGTAAATATGGTGAAGTAGAAACAACAATCAAAGATGCAGTTCAAATTGGATTAACTAGGTCATTGGGTACAGATTATTTTGATGACCCAAGAAAAAGACTTGAGTATTTAAAGGAAAATAATGGACAAATATGTACGGGTTGGAAAGATTTAGATGATAAACTTTATGGTGGTATTAATCGAGGTGAAGTAACTATCTTTGCTGGTGGTTCTGGTTCAGGTAAATCTTTATTCATGCAGAATTTATCATTGAACTGGGCACAATCAGGACTGAATGTTGCATATATTACTTTAGAATTATCAGAAGAATTATCAGCAATGCGTATAGACGCAATGGTAACAGATAAAAGTACTAGACGTATTTTTAAAGAACTAGATGATGTTGAATTAAAAGTTAAAACAGTTGGTAAGAAAGCAGGTATGCTTCGACTTAAATATATGCATTCGGGTTCAACAATCAATGATGTTCGTGCTTATTTAAAAGAACTTCAAATTGTAACAGGTAAAATTGTCGATTGTATTTGTCTTGATTATCTAGACCTTTTAATGCCTGCAACTAAGAAAGTTCAACCTGGTGATTTGTTTATTAAAGATAAGTATGTCACAGAAGAAATTCGTAACTTTGCAATGGAATCAGAATTAGTTGCGGTTACAGCCTCACAATTAAATCGTCAAGCAGTAGAACAAATTGAATTTGACCACTCTCATATTGCTGGTGGTATCTCTAAAATTCAAACTGCTGATAATGTTATTGGTATCTTTACAAGTAATGCAATGAGAGAACGTGGTCAATATCAACTCCAACTACTAAAAACAAGAAGTTCAAGTGGTGTTGGTTCTAAAATAAATCTATTATTTGACAGAGATAGTCTTAGAATTAGTGATTCAGACTTAGAAGATGATGATTTAGCAGTAGGAATACAAGATGCATCTAAGATAACAGACATATTAAAGAGAAAAACTATAAGTTCTGATGAAACATCAGCAATCCCTCCAGAAAAAACAGAATCAGCAATGAATCTACGTGCTATGGTAAAGTCAAAAAAGTCTACTCCGTTCGATGATAATTGATAAATACTGATAGGAGAATTATTTTATGACTAAAAAACCACGTAGAAGTCTATTTGAAGAATTAAACTCAATGGCGATTTCTAAAAATGAGCCAGAGAGATTTGTCGAGCAAAAAGGCGAACATATAATTACTGGTGCAATAAATCTAATCGAGTTCATAAATCGTGAATTTGATGAATCTGTTGCTGTGGATTTAACCAAGCGTCTTGTTAACAGCATTCGTACGGGTGACATGAGAAAATTCAAACGTGGAATAACTCATGCGAAGCGAAAAAATGACTCTTGAACGACAACTTAAAGAATTAAAAGTTCTATCAGGAATTTATAAGCCCTATCAACCAGAAGAGTTGAATCAGGAGAATATTTCCTATATTGGAACTGCAAAATCTAAGTATCAAAAGAAACATAAAATAGAACCAGGAACACAAGAATGGTTCAAGTTATGGTTTGCACGTCCTAGGTTAACTGGCGAATCTCCATATAAGAGGATATAATATGAAAGTCCGTGAAATAGTCCTTTTAGACAAAGGCCGCGAAAGAAGATTTAGAGGACCAAGAATACCTCGTAATAAACAAATCGGCTTCCATCAGAAGATGAAGAAACTTCTGGATAAAGCCCTTAAAGAAGAGGGTGCAAGAATTCATCATTTAGAAGACTTGATTATCTGGGACGGTTCAGTTGGTGGCCAAAAAGCAATCGCTAAATTACATCAAGTAGAATCTTCACCAAAATCAATTAGTATCAAATGGGATGGCTCACCAGCCGTTATCTTTGGTCGCAATGAAAATGGCGAATTTGTACTTACAGATAAAAGTGGATTCACTGCAAAAGGTTATGACGGCAGAGTAACAAGTGGTGATGACTTAGAGAAAATGTTTTTAAACAGAGCCAAAGATGGAATAGACGATAGCAAACGAGATTTTGCATCAAAGATGAAGAACATATGGGACAAAGTAGAAAGTGTTATACCTGGAGATTTCAGAGGATACTTACACGGTGACTTGTTATGGTTCTCAACTCCCCAAACAAAAGATGGCAGACTTATATTCAAGCCAAACACAACAACATACTCAGTAGATGCTAATAGTGATATCGGTAAAAAAATAATTAATTATGATATCGGTATTGTAGTGCATCAATCAATTGATTTAGACGGAAATAAAAGTGGTGTAGATATGGGACAACTTAGAGCAGGCAAAACATGGATTATGCCACCAGTTTATGTTACTAAATCTCCAGGAGTTGACCTTCCTGAAGTAGACAGATTAGAAAGTTATTTAAAATCAAATGCTAATGCAATTGATAAGTTATTGGCAGTGCCAGCCGAATTAAAAATGGCAGATTTTGGTAATATTCTTTACACTTATATTAATAATAGTGTGAAAGCAGGCAATTTAGATAAACTAGGAACGAATTTTAGTGAGTGGGTAAACTCATCAAAACTAAGTGGACCCAAGAAAGAACGAGTAGTTCAATGGGTTCAACAAAATAGTGATGGATTTGAAGCAATATTCAGTTTCATCAAAGGGGTTATGACTACAAAGAATAAGATTATTAAAACGTTAGATTCTCAACCAGCAGATATAGAAGCCAGTACAAATGGCGAGAAAGGTGGAGAAGGCTACGTAATAGATAAAGACGTGAAACTTGTAAACAGAGCAGGATTTACAGCGGCGAATATGAGTCGGGAGAGATAATATGGGTAAAAGAGGAATACCATTTGTAACGATTAAAAGAGACCCAAGTACTCGTAAAGCAACTGCAACTAAGAAGCATATGAGTCATGGCTCATTTAGATGTCAACGACATCCTAACAGTAAGAGATGTCGAAACGGAAGTACAAGATAAATACTATTATAATTAAGGAGAGAGAATTATGGTTTTTAAGGAGTCAAAAAAACACCTTATTAACAATGATATGACTTATTGGAAGCATTTTATCTTTGCATTTTTGTTTATGATAGAGTGTTTAAAGATGACTTTGGCATTGATGGTACATATGTTTGTACCAGGGTTTTTTACCACATACTCAAGTGATAAGACTCGTGAAAATGCAAAGATGATAGAAGAAATGGAAAGCAAATGATGGAACAGTACGAAAGAGAAAAACTAGAACTTGTAAATACTTTATCTGAAAGTAGACTTTTCAGAACAAAGAAAATGGCCAATGATGTCAATGTAGATGATGCGGCTGATTTAGTGTTTTGTCACTTTCTTGTATTGAATATATTTAATAAAGATTATGATTTTGCCCCACTGGCATCAGATGTAGCAAAACGCACTATGGTTTTTAGAAATTTTGATTATTTCAGAACAAATGGAACTGATATGTATATGGCTCTTAATCGTTTAATGGGCAAAGATAATGATATTGGTGATGATGAAAAAGATGCAATATTTCTTTCTAGGATGTCATTGTATAAAGCCGATATTTTAAGATTTTTACTTCATTATTCTAACAATAGAAGTGATACATCATTTGAACAAAGATATTTGTTACGTTATCAGAAAAATCTTAATGTTCAAGACGGTATGTTAAAATCAGTTCGTAGACTAGTTGGAGATTGGGACAATCTAAGTCAAAATCAGAGAGCATTAGTAGTAACACGACTAGTTCAATGGTTCCGTAGAAAAGCAAGACTAGCCGAAATATTTCCAGCACTTCTAAAATTACAAAAACGTGGCAATTATATTCATAAAGATAGTACTAAAGCATCAGACGCCATTAAGAATATATGGGATAAACCAATAACCAAAGCGGCTACAGCCGCGGCTGGTATGTACGGTGCCTGGAAAGCAGGTAAAGCCCTAGGCAATAAACTAGGTCAAACAACATACGTTACTGGTAGAAAATACAGTAAATTCAAATAAACACGTAATATAAAGAAGTCTCTTAATTTAGATAAATACTATTAACAAGAGTTCGGAGATACTATTATGGCAAAAATACACGGCGCCGCATCGGCAAGTGAAACTTTATCAGGTAATATTAATTTCTATACAATGTATGTAAAGACATTGGATATTACGCATACTGGTGACCTTTTAAATCAATCTCAACAAAATTTAGACGATATTGTTAATCTTATATCATTGGTTGCACAACCAGTCATTATGAATAATCCTATATCTGTTACATTAGACGGTATAGCACCAACTTTTACAGGTGCAGGTTTTATCTTTAAATTTGCTGTTGAGCATAGTCAAGTATTTGAACGTGCTGGAGACAATGTTGGTATTCTAAAAGAACTTTTTCACGGAGTAACAATAGATAGTGTCTTACTTAGCACATCAAACATAGAATTCTCTATGTCAGACATACTTTAAACTAATTAATTAATTAATTCAACTAAGAGAGGACAATTTGTCCTCTTTTTGTTTTGGCTGGACATAACTCCCGACATCAAATGATAAATACAATTAGAAATTAATTATATTTGAGGAGATTCTACTATGGCTGATAAAGAACCAAAATTAGCACATCTAGAAGCGGAGAGTTTGGAAACTCACGTAGCAGTATGCTATGAGAGATATCATCATTTTAATAAGTCTTTAAAAGAGATTAATGAAAAGATTGATAAAAATGAAAAAGATATGGAAAAAGGTTTTAGTGATATAAAGAAGATGTTGTTATGGACGGCATCAACTTTATTTTCTACTATGTTGATTGCCATTTTTGCACAGATGTTTAATATTCTATAAGAGAAACAAAATGTTATTTAATGAACTTGCCCAAGAAGAAGTATACGAAGCAAAATTAGTATATGCTAGAAAAGGAAGAGCAATTATTCGTAAATATAGATGTGGCTCTGGAAGACTTAAGGGTAAGACAGTAACTAAACCAGCGGCATGCTTTAAACCTGTTAATATGAAGAAACGTTTCACATTAGCAAGAACAAAAGCAAAAATGGGTGCTAGAATGAAACGTAAATCGAAAATGACTCGTAGAATGAATCCAGCGAGTAAACGTTTAAAGACACTAAATAGAAGATAACGGAGAATATAATGACATTAAAGAATGAAATAGAAAAAACAATGTTTAAAGAAGGTATTGAAGATAGAATACAAGATATTGCTACATTTATGGATATTCCAGTTGAAAATGTTAAAAAAAGACTGAAAACCTTGACATTTTCTGATTATATCAAAGTGATGAACTCATTAAAAACCCAAGACAAAGATAATATTGAACGTATCATGGGAATGCCAGCAAGAGACCCTAATTGGAAAAGTCCTATTGATGACATTGATGACGAAGAAGAACAGCATCGTAGAGATGTGAAACATGGTCTTTACGGCGATGACGAAGAAGAAGACGAGTCTGAAGATGACAAAGAACAGCATCGTAGAGATGTGAAACACGGTCTTTATGGTGATGACGTTGATGAGGGTGCAGAGATGCATATTTCTCCAGACATAGCAAGAGCAAAAACACTTCAACATACACTTCCACGTATAGACAAAGAAAAATACGAACCACGTGATGGTCTAGAAGGTCCAATTGCGACAAAATCAGGCAAAGTAGTGTACTACGACCCGATAGAAGGCAGTTACTACGACCCAGACACAGACATTTACATATCACATGAGGATTGGAAAAAATTTAGCGAAGCCTACAGCACAGGCTCACAAGGTCCTGATGCCGAACAACAAGTAGAACCTTCAGCACAAGATGTTAAAGCACAAAACAACAGATTAAAATCACAAAGAACACAAGCCATGCAAAGACTTGGTAGAGATAATTTAGGCGGTGCAACAGCACAGATGGCCGCAAATGCGATTGACAAAGCAGAACAAGGACAAGTACTGACTCCTATACAACGTCAAGCATTAGCACATCAAGCCGCTAACTTAGACAATCTGGCAATGAATCCAGATACTAGAATACAGTTTAGAAATTTACTTAATAAACTTAGAAAACAACAAGCAGACCAGGAAGGTATGTAATGAAATTAAAAGAGATATTAGGTGGATTATTCGTAATGATTACGGAAGAAGAGGAAGATTTATTAAATAAATACTTTTCTGAGGGAGATTATGTAAACGAATCGCAGTTGTCGGGTAGAGAAACAGTCCTGGCAGAGAAATTGACACATAAAGGTGTGTTAGTTCCTACATTGCGAGGGTATAAAACTGTTTAACAACTAGTAGGAGTTCTAAAATGTCAGTACCAAGCAAAGCAGATGTCAATTTAATGGCTAATCTAATGAAGGTCATGAATGGCGAAAAAGTTAAATTAGAAGAATCATCATCTCAACCCAATAATCCAGAACACATAGATATTACACCTGGCGTAAAACGTTCAGACGTAGACGCTATGGCGAAAATTATAAAAGGTTTTGGAGATGCAACAAGTAATGTTGCTAAAAAAGTCACAAAAACAATTAATGAATCTACAAAGACAGAAAAAGGCGTTGTAATTGGCGCATTTTCAGTAGAAAAGAACAAAGATGACAGATATGATATACTGGACAATCGTGGTGAGAAATTATTCCATGATATTCAATTATATGAAACTGTATTCTGTATTTGTAAGCATCTTAATGACGGAAAAACAATTAATTCTTCAGAAATTATGCAAATAATTCAAATTAATGAAACATTTGAAAGTCATTATACATCAGCGATTCAACATAAACATTCATATCAAGTGGCCAAGAAATCAGACAATTCTGGTAGAATGGATATTGCCCAAGCAAGATTTTCTCAAGCAAAGCATGAGGCTGGCAGAGCAAAATATAAAATTTCTAATCTTTATGAAGATATTGCCCGTTCAGTAGACGAGTAATATATGAATATATGTATTAAAAAGATAAATACATGTAATAACATTAATATTGGGATTTATTATGAATTTAAATACAACAAAATTTTTTAATTCAACTGACGTGAATATATCTTCTCGTATGAATGAATACTTGAAGAAGAATTTTGGATATGAAGTAGACGGTGATATCGCTACCTTACGAGAGGCAAAGAAAGCATTGGAACTTGCACAAGTTGAGTTGAAAGATACAGGATATATGAATCAAAAGTATGTGGAAAATATGCTTATGATTGAAACGATAAGTTCATTATTAAAGGCACATGGTGAGAAATTAGATTTAGATGACTTTTCAAAAAAGTCACCTGAAAGCATCTCAAAGCAAAAGAAATCAATCCAGCCAAGTCTTGGCGATAATCCTTTAGAAGAAAAAGCAGATAAAGATAGAGGAAGACGCATACTGAAAGTTATGCAACATGGTGGATATGAAGAATTTGCTGATTTATTAGCAGACTCTATGCATTATGCTGAAGTAGTTGGTAAAGATTTTGAAAGAGAATTACAGACAGCAAGAGATTACTTTGATGAAGCAGACCAGACGAAAGAATCAATCAAAGAAGATGATGATAATGAAGAATTACTTAACAAGGTTGCAGAATGGATTTATCACGAAAGTTCAGAGCCAATAAGTGAAATAGAATATTTACTTAAAAAGTCTGGTGCAGTTGGTGAATATATGGACGCTGTTTCAGAAAGCAAAGAAAAAGTAAAAGAAGATGACGAAGAAAAAGGTCCTGAACATTATCGATGGAAAAACGACTCTCAATTGGCTGTTGCTCTAGGTCGCATAGAAAGTGCTATGAAAGAACTAGACCATGCAATAGAATATAGAGGACAAAACAGTGCCAAATTTTTTAATAGTGGTGACAAAGCAGGCGTTGGTGACTTAATGGGAATTAAGAAAAAACTAGAAGACATACATTCTAATTGGGATAAAGAAACAGAATACTACGGAATGTAATATATTATAATCGAGGAAATAAAATGAAAGAAAAAACTAAATTAGAAAAATCTTTGATGGAAGAGTTAAACTCTCTACTTGAAGTCGATGCCGCAGAAGCAGAAATAACGATGGCCGCAAGAGGCATTGTTGATGAATTGCAAGATGTCATCGAAAAGTTAGGTAAAATTCAAAACGACCAAATTGGTCCACTAGCAGACGAAATGGCATATTCACATGGTCCAGAACAAGCGGCAACGTTTAAAGGTTCAGTTGATGATGCAATTAATGGTTTACTAGGACAAGCACGTTCTGCCAAAGATGCAGTAGCAGATGCAACACTCGTACTATCAGGCGAAAAAATGGCTGATGACATGAGTGATGTTGAACTTGGTGGCGATATGGGCGATGATTTTGCAGACGATATTGAAGCAGACGTTGGTGGTGATGAATCAGCATCAGGTGGTGAAGAAAATCCGTTAGGTAGAGAAGAAAGAGAATAACATGAATTTCGCCAAACTTCTGCAAGAGAAGGCGAATTATGATGCTCAGTTAATGGGCGATATTAATGCTTATCTTATTTCATTAAAAGCAAATGATATTCCATCAGTTCAGATGGATATGATGGTGCGTGAGTTAAATGGAATGGGATATTCAGTTAATGCAGAGTCTATGGTTGATTTATTATCAAATAGTAATTACGTATCAAAGGTTACAACAGATACAATAGATTTAGTTCATAGACATAGTAATAAAAATGACGATACTGACAAAAAAGAAGTACACAAGTTAGCAGTCAAAACAGCAAAAAAGAAGGTGAAAAAATAATGGCACTAATAGTTAAAGGCGAACAAAAAATCATCTCTAAAGAAGAAATGAAAAAACTTATAGAGAAAAATTTAAAGAAAGATGACCAGTTTGCAGGACTTTCTGAAGCAAAGAAAGAACTTAGAAAAGAAGTTCTATCCGCAAAAAGACATCGTGAATTTATGGGTCGTGTTTCAGCAAATACTGAAAAAGATTTAGCAAATACAGTAGCAACAAGCGAAATCGTATCAATTGCAGTAGGTGAAAAGATTCAAACATCTGTAGAAAAAGTAGAACTACCAGAAGTTAATTTCGAATCAATGACTAAAAAGCAGATTGATATGTGGGCTGAAGAAAATCTTGGTATTCAATTAGATAGACGCCACACTAAAGCAAAACTAATAGCCGAAATCAAAGAAAATCTATAATTTACTTGATTTCTATTCCAAAGTGTAGTATAATCATACTATGCTTACACAAAAATTTACCTACAACCCCCTAGAACGAGTAACTATCAAAGGAACCAGGCATTATCAAACGCCCGATGGTCAGCCTTTACCCAGTGTTACATCAATAATCGATGCATTAAAAGACAAGTCTGCTTTATTTGAATGGCGCAACCGTGTTGGAAATGAAGAAGCAGATAGAATTATACGACTTGCTACTGGTATTGGAACACAAGTTCACTTACATCTCGAAAAATATATCTTAGATGAAGACAGACCTAATGGTTCAAATCTTATTCATCAGATGGCAAGAGAACTATCAGAAATTGTCATTAAAACTGGATTATCAAAAGTAGATGAAGTGTGGGGTACAGAAGTTCCATTATATTATCCTGGTCTTTATGCAGGCACAACAGACTGTGTTGGTGTCTATGAAGGAAAACCAGCAATCATTGATTTCAAAACAACTCGTAAGCCAAAGAGACGTGAATGGATTGATGATTACTTCTTACAAGGTTCGGCATATGCCGAAGCACATAATGAAATTTATGGTACTGATATAAAAACAATTGTTATTATGATGATTGGTTGGGATGAAGAATCAGATAATATGGGTAACTACCAAGAATTTGTAGTCGAAAGTGATGAATATGAACGTTATGCCAGATTATGGGCAGGCAAGGTTCAAGCCTATTTTGATAAATACATGTAATAATGGGAGTTTAAAATGGCAACAAACGTAAAAATATTATTAAGAAGAGGTTTACGCAACGAGTTAGCAGGAGATACATTATCTGCTGGTGAACTAGGTTATACTACTGACACAAATCAATTGTATGTTGGTGTTGAAGAAGCAATCAATGAATTGCGTTTTGACCCTTTTGCAAATGCACACGCAGTTATTCAATCTTGGTTGGATAGTTCTGATTGTCCAGTATCAGGCTTAACAGTCGATGAAGACTTAGTTGTTGCTGATATCCCGTCAGGACAAATAGATAGTATTATTACAGCATTAAACACTTATACTCAAGAAATTGTATTCAATAGTGATGTCGCAACTTTTACTGTAGGAGAATTATTAACTCAATACAGACAAAAAAGAACAACTCTTATATCACCAAATGTAATTCCAGATATAAACTCAATTACTGCTACTTTTGATGTAGAGGGTGAAACTATTACAGCAAGTGCTGTGACACTTTCTGCTCTACTAACAACATTAGAAACTAATGCGGCAATATCAACAGCAAATGTTGTTGTTACCGTAGAAGGAACAGGTGCGGCAAGTAAACTTCAATTTGAAAAAATTGATGGTGGCGAACTTAATGTAGATTTTGCATCAGGTCATGCGGCTCTAGGATTTTCTCAAGCAACTAATACAGTAGCGGCAGTTACTGGTTATGATACTTTTGCAAATGGTACAATAACATCATCAGTTCCTGGCTCTGGTATTACAACAGTTACAGTGACACTATCAGAATCAGGTTATCTGTATGGGTTTAGACAAGAAGGAACTGGTTGGCCATATGCTAATGCTCCAGACACAAGTCCATTCTTTTATTTTGGCACACCAAGTACTCTTGATTATTCAGCATTGTCTCCAGCAGTTGAGTCAACAATTATTACTGGTGGATTTGACACAAAGATTGGTTTATTTGGAAGTAAAAGAAAGAATGTTGAAGTTCTTACTGAAGAATCAAGAAATCAACTATTCACCAATCAACATTTAAAGTCGTATTTACCAACAACTGGTCTACGTTCAGATTTATATAAAAAAGAATTAGCAAGTACATCAGGAACATTTTTAAAATATGTTGCCGCAGAGGCAACTACATTCTTTATTGACTATTCATTAAAACAAGTAGGGTCTTCAATCACATTTGTTCGTACAGGCACACTTAGAATGATTAACGGAGTACCACAATCAATCAATTTAGCAAAACTTACAGATACTAACGTAGAAGTCCACCAAGACACAAATACGGATACTATTGTAGATGCTAATGAGATGTCAAATATCGTTTTTGCCGCGGCAATCGATGGAAGTAATATTAAAGTAAATTACACTCAAGATGCAGGTTTTACTACTGAAATCAGTTATACTGTAAAACGTTGGACTATGTAACTGTTCAGTTACAATTAAATCACAAATTCAAAATAATTAAGTGTGTAGTTTATGCATAAATAAATACATATAACAATAAAGGTAAATAAAAATGCTAAAAGAAAAAACATATGAAAAAGGTGATATCGTAACTGTATATTTACAAACAGGTCAAGAAATCTTAGGAAAACTTGATTCTGAAGATGATAATTATATTGTTATTACAAAACCATTAACTATTGCAATGGGACCAAAGGGTGCTATGTTTCAAACTTTCACGGTAACAGGTGATAGTGAGAGTAATGTTCCCTTTAAACAAGAGAAGGTTATTGCTATGTTAAAGACTAGAAAAGATACAGCAGATTCGTATCAAACAGCAACCTCAACTATTATAACTCCAGATAAAGGAGGAATTCTTCAATAATGCCACAAGCCGCTAGAACAACTGACCCAATATCACCACATTCACCATGTCCGCCAGAACAATGCGGACCTGGAAGTAATAATGTGATTATTCAAGGGTTACCAGCATATCGTGTATCTGATAAAACAGTACCACATGGCTATATTCTATGCGTACCACATGTTACACCATTAGTAAAAGGTTCTCATAATGTTTTAATAAACAATAAACCAGCAGGAAGAGTAGGGGATAGTCATTCTTGTGGTGTGGTGGTTGTGTCAGGTTCAGATAAGGTGATTATAAATGGCTAGTGAAGCGGAAATCGAAAGACTATATCAGTTATTTGTTGCGAATGGTGGTGGTAATCTAACGTTCTCAGGTTCAAATTTAACGCCAAAACAATATTCTGATGCCGTTAATGCATCTCAATTGACGCCACTTGAAATGGCGCAGTTGGAATCAAAACAACATCAGTTTAACAGACAGTCTGCTTTAAACACAATTGCAGATGAAATAGATGCTAATAACTTCAATAATCCATATTCAGCAAGGGGAGTATACGGAACTTCTTTATTGAATGCCTTAGGAGCCCATCAAGGTTCTATAAATGCTGGATTAATAGATGGTGCGTTTAGTGGCTTTACAAATGCCAACAGAGCATTAGTTGTTGCAGGAGTTCTATCAGCAACAGGTGTAGATTTAGAGAAGATTATAAAAATTGCGGCATTAACTGGATTAGGAACTTCAATGTATACATCATTGACAGACCATACTAATAATCAGACTGCAAACATTCCACAAACGATGGAAGATGCAAGTTCATTATCAGCAATGAATGAACAGTTTGGTGAGCAAGGAGACCCTTGTTCGTTCTTTAATCAATTAATGGGAATATTAGCAGGTATATATGATGGAACATTAGATTTTATCGAAAAAGCAATTGGTGATATAACATCTTTTCTTAATAAAACTGGAATTACACAACTATTCTTAAATATTATAAATGCAATAAATGGTGCAGTTGGTGGCGTAGCGGCGGCAGTAGCCGCAGTTACTGGATTATTAGTTGGTGCTGTTTTAGAAGTTATGAAAGCATTATCACCTTTAGTAGGAAAAGTAATAAACGCAATCAATGATATTACAACAGCAATTGCAGGTGAAATAAACTCACTTGCTAACATGGCAGCCGAACTTCTTAAGAAAGCATTAGCACTACTTATCGGAAGTTTTGGTTCAGATGAGTGTAAGAAGAAAGTATTAGAAAATACTGGCTCACCAGAAATGAAAGACGCAATTGAAAAACTAAATCATCCATTGGGACATGGTAATCCTCATATAGTAGGTACATCAGTAGATAATAGAGCAAATGCTGAAGATGTATTAAGAGCATTTAACAATGCGAAAGAAAACGCATTAATTGATGATGGTGTTCCTCAATCTCCATTTACAGAAACAGCACAATCTTATACTGCACATGATTCTGATTTACATGATTCAGAGAAATATGCTCAAAAGACTAAGATATTATCACAACAATATTATGCGTTGAGCGGACATAGTGCTTATACTGATTGGAATTCTAAGCAGTTAACATACACAAGAGAGTCAGGAAACATAATATCTAAAATGCAGAAAGCATTATCAACAAGTGATTTCACAAATAAAAAAGCATTACAAACTAGATTACAAGATTTGATAAGAGAGCAACATACTCAAGGACAGAATATCGCAACTCTAAGGACAAGATTCAAGCACGAGTTTACATATTCAACATTTGATAATCGTCCAAACTATGCAAAAGAAAGAGATATTGCATCAAGGTATCAATCCATAATAAAACCAGCAATGACACGCATATATAATGCGGCCGTCACTTCATTAAATAATACAAAAACCGAGTGGAATAGTATTGACAGCCAGTTGTATTAATGTTATAATATTCAGTACGATAATTACACTTTCTTAAGATAAATACTAGAAAGTAATATTTTCGGAAATATATTATGTTAGTTAATGAAATAATCAAACAAGTAGAAGAGGGAGTAGATGACCCTCACATTTTTAAAGCAGTTTTCATGGCTGGTGGTCCTGGAAGCGGTAAGTCTTATATTGCAAAATCAAGATTATTAAAGGGTAGTGGCTTAAAAATTGTCAATTCAGATGACGTATTCGAGTTTAAAATGGGCAAAGCAGGATTAGACTTTGAAGACCCAGAAGTCATATACAGTCCACAAGGTCAAGAAATTAGAAATAAAGCAAAAGATACTACAGCAACAATGGAAGCCGGATATCTTAGAGGTAGATTGGGAATAATTATAGATGGTACTGGAAGAGAGATAGGCAAGATAGCAGGTGCTAAAGAAAAGTTAGTTAATATGGGCTACTCATGTATGATGGTTTTCGTTAATACAAGTTTAGAAGTAGCACAAGCAAGAAATCTAGACCGAGAAGGTAGAACTATTAAACCTGAAGAAGTAGAAAAAATGTGGAATGCAGTTCAAAATAACATAATGAAATTCCAACAATTATTTGGTGCAGATAAATTTCAGATTGTAGACAATAATGGTGGTCTTGAAGACCCAGATAG